CACCCAGTGTGGGACGATCCGGAGTTTCCTCCCTGCCCACGCGGCCCTATTACGTTCCTGTCACAACGGAATGAACTTGTATCCTAATGACATATAATAGTAGCTCTATAAGTTCCCCTTGATCGGTAAATGGTAGCCCGAACGGGTTTCGATCCCGCTTTCCTGCGCTGAGAACGCAGTGTCTTAGCCACTAGACGATCGGGCTATGTATACTATATTAAGCAGGGCATTGTGTTGTTCAAGTCAATATCACGACTCCTGCCCCATAATGATATCTTTCATTGACTTACTACGATATCACTTAGCTTAAACTCTGGTGAACGAGGTGGGCCACGATCCCACAACCTACGGATTAAGAGCCCGTCGCAACTGCCAATTGTGCTACTCGTCCATTATATTGTGGTGCCTCCCCGAGAAATCGAATCCCGTCCTCTGATTCTTCAGACCAGCGCGCACACCAGTTACGCCAGAGAGGCATTAATAGTATTATTAGGAGAATACACTAATATTCTATTTAAACGTCAACCAGTGCTTCGACTGCAGTACGAGCCTAGTGTAATAGTCTATAATTTAGAAAGTAGTGTATTCGCCAAATACCACTGATTAAAATAATACACTCAGAACTTCTTATACGACATGGCACACGCCAAGCTGGTCTCGCTAAGCCAGATCCCCCGGGCTTCCAACCCTAGTGTAATGTCTCTTATGCGTCAACATAAGATAGCGATGTTAGTCTTTTCGTTTCCTGAAGTCTGTTGACGCAGCCCAGGGACTAGAGTGTATTAATTTAATAAGTGGAGCCGCAGACAGGATTCGAACCTGCATTTGCAATCCAGTTACCTTAGTCTCCGTTCGTAGCGGAGCGGGTTACTGCGGCACTGGTGCTCCAGGAGGGACTCGAACCCCCAACATTCCGGACCTAAACCGGACGACTCTTCCAATTGGCCTACTGGAGCATATTCTGGTGGAGGTTGTGGGACTCGAACCCACCTCAGATTCCTTGCAAAGGATTCATGCTTGCCCCGAGCAACCCCCGTATATCTGGTACCCGGTGACGGGATTGAACCGCCGACCCTCGCTGTGTAAGAACGACGCTCTACCACTGAGCTAACCGGGCATTTCTAAAATGTTAATCATCATGTCGCCATTGAAATAAAACTGCTTGATATCCTCAATAGAATTGAGTTCTGCTAGATCTTCCGGATCTATAGTAAAATCCCAAATACAGTGACGAAGATAAGCCTCATAAAGGCTTCCTTCAAAATTAAACAGTTCTTGAACTAGTTCGTTATCAAAAAAATTCATCTTTGCTACTACGAACAACATTGGCTCTTCCTTTTCTTGAATATCTTTTATATCAAAAATAAACCAGTCTGTCAAGATTTATTTTTGGTGAACGCTCTGGGGTTCGAACCCAGGACACACGGATTAAAAGCCCGTTGCTCTACCAACTGAGCTAAGCGTCCACTTAAACTTTTATAATTGCGACGCAAATATTCCTATTTGGGTCATAGAGAAGGCCCTGCTCTTCACGAAGACCACAGATTTCATACCCAGCTTTTGCTAGATCACGCTGAGCTTCGTCACGAGTGTCACGAAGTTTGCCTACTGTACCGTCATGATAACGTGCCTGATAAAATGTCATTGGTCTTCCAAATCAACTAGATGAGCACGAATAAAGTCTACGTTTGATAGAGCCTTGTGCAGATTAAGCAGGTCTAACTTACCAGCCTTTGCAAGACTGGGAATCTCTAGACCAAACCAATCACCTATCTCTTTCACAAGGTCTTCCTTGCGAGTGATGGGCTCACCATTCTTGCTGACACGGGCTGGAGCCTGATAGACACCAGCACTAGATAACTTAGCAATAATTGATCGAGCACTTTTGCCTTGCTCCTCTGCGAGGCGATCAACTGTCGCCCGAGTAGGATCAGCACTGTATTCAGCAATCAGAATTTGTGTGATCTCTTCAGTGTATGACATTTTGCTTCCTCAAATACGTTTCATACAAGCCCACTTGATAGCCATAAGCTTCCACTTCCCAAGGGGCAAAATAATAATCTTCGCTTCCAAGAGCAAAGTCTTCAAAGCGCTGGCCTTTCCACATAGAATAGCCATGAAAGTCTTCTAATTCACCTTTGACATACTGCTTAACGTGCACCATCTCATGTGCCAGAACAACAAGAGGATTATCATATTCCTCTTTACGATTATTCTCAAGCATAATAAGGAAGGCAGGAAAAGTGATATCTTTTGTCATGGGAATACGCTCACAGTACCCCAGCTGACCCTTAAGGTTTTTCTTGGTTTTAATTACAATTACAACATTGCTGGGAATACCCAGTTTTTCAGCATAGAATTGAGCGGCAGCAATAAATTTCTTTTTACAGTCAATAATTGCCATATCTGCTCTCCGTTTCAAGACTGTCACTTTACCAAAGTTAGGGTCGGTTGTCAATAACTATTTTCAACCGACCCCACATTCCTCAAAGCGCAATCTTTACGGTATTACGCAGCTTAACTAGGTCTTCAAGAACCAGCTTATCGAGACCCTTGAAAGTCACGTTGAGCATGGACTCGATCTCGCTAGCGATTTCAGCCTTGGATTGTCCAGAAGCCTTAGTCACTTTTGGCTTCTCGGTAGAAACCTTAGGCTCATAAGGAATATCCATTGAGCGCACTTTAGCAACAACGCTACGAATGCTAATGTCATGCTTGAGAGCAAAGATATTGGCCATATCATAAGTGATAGTGCCCAACGACTGGAGTTCATTCAGCATCGACTCGGTATACTTAATCATTTCGTTTCCCCTTCTGATATAATCAATATAGTAGAAACGGACTCAGGAGTCAACACCCATTTTTTATTTGCTAGATTCTCGGATCATAGCATCCGCTACCGCATAAGAATCCTTAACAATAGCCTGAACCGTATAATTAGCGGGGTCAAATTTAGTTAATAGAATTTGCAGTGCTTTAGCTGCAAAATAGTCTCGTACTTTAATATTATCCATTAATAAAACTCCTTACTTCTGTTAGTGCCGACTTGTATTCGTGGTCATCGTAAATGAATCCGTACCCTCCGGCCTCGATGAACTTATTGATGTTAGGTGTATGGTCATCAATAAGAAACGCGTTTTTATGAGCAAGCTGCGCTTTAGTTGCACCACTGCTAGTAATACAGAAAGGCACCTGTTCTAGTTCTGGAAAGTAGTGATCTAAACAGCGCTTCTTCTGCTCGGCAACGACTCCTCGCTCTGGGTAGAACGATCCACCAGAGGTAAGAATGGCCACATTGCAGTCCATAGCTAGAATGTTTTGTACAAGTTTGTCAGAGTTACTTAATGGAGGAATGTGAGCAAATCCGTCATTTTCAACAAAATTTGGAAGATAAGACTTAAATAGCTTACTTCGATCTTCCATAGGAAAATCGACTCCAGTAAACTTTACTAGCGCGGTATGAAGATCAAATAGAACTTCATCTAGATCAAGATAAATTAGTTTAGGCACTCATAATCTCCATTCGATGATCGTTAATAGGCTTGAGAGCTTGAGCAGCTAGACGAATAGCTTCCTTTTCGTCTGCAGCTCCCTCGATCCAAGACCAAATTTCTTCGTCATCCCAGCATTGTACTAGAATATCCCAGCCTTCAAATTCGTAGTGGTCTAAGGCATGTTTAATTACTGCTTTAACCAATTTCCAGTTCAACGAGTTTCTCCTCAATTAAATCACGGAACTTAGCGTACTTGTCCATACGCTGGGCAGTCTTATTGTCCATAAGAATACGATCGCTCTGCATATTGTGACGAAGGTCACAAAGCTTTACACGCATAGCATCAAAGCTACTCAAGACATTACGTTGGTATTCTTCGTAGGTTTGCCCTTTAAATTTGGACAATTTTAGAATGCCATTGGCAATACGAAAACCAAAATGGTCTGCCAAATCTTGCCATAGTACACCAGCATCCTCCATAAGGTCATGCCCTATAGCAATACAAAGGAGATCCTCGTCTTCATGGCCCCAACGTTGACGAGTGTACTCAGCTACTGACATAATATGAAAAATATAAGGTACGCCGGCTTTATCAAATTGACCATCGTGAGCTGTAGCAGCAAGCGATAGCATTTCAGTAAGTTTACTCATAGTTCTTCTCCATCAAATTCGCGTTGCGCTAGTTCATCAAGCTCTGCGTCTTCCCAACCCTCATCCCACTCATACCATTCATCAGAGCCGATTGAGTATGGGTTTTCTTGAATACCATAAATATAGGCTTCGTATCCTTCCTCATAGATACTCATTAAAAGTCTTTTTCAAGGTGGTCCATTACAGATTGCCAAATTTTCTTAAATTGTGGGTTTTGTGCACGAGCATGAGCAATATATGCCCGATACCAGCGGGAATAAACATCTACACTAGTGTTTTTATAATACATATTACTCTCCGTCATCAACACATTGGTTACATACAAGATTTGTCATATCGCTTTGTTCGTATGACATATCACCAGCTTCGCAATTCCAGCCACATATATAGCAGTTGAACATTCGTTCATCTAGATAGCTTAAAATTGCTATTTCATTGGTATCGAAAAAACTCTGGCTCAAATCACAGTCTTCGATCATCTGGTCAATGATAAGCATTACATCATCTGGGGTACCACAGACTCGATCATAAATACTATCAGCTACTTGACTCGGGGTCATTTCTATCTCCTTATTAAACAAATATAAACCCTTGACCTGTAAAAGTCAAGGGCGAATATAGGTAATGGTAGAAAAACCCTCAGCTTCCGTGGGCATCTCAAAATTCTTAGCCATAGACTTGAGTACGTTATCCGGAATAGATTTTCCAGGTCGTGAGTTAAGTCGACGTTCCCATTCCATAGGGTCTGGAGTAGGAAATACTACTGCCTCGAACTCATAACCATCAAGCATACGCATGAACCGCTTACGAGACTTCACACTAAGATTAGTACGATCAATGATGATATTGTCCTGAAAATATGCTGAGTCCTCAAGAGAACGCCACATCACCTTTTCCGCGAATTTAATAAGATCTTGGAAAACATCATCATAGCTAAGATCATACCTCTCGGCAACGTTTTCGATGATGTTGTCCGTAGAAATAATCATAGTGCGTTCAAGTTCACCCTGCTCCTTGAGCCAAGTCGATTTGCCACTCGCAGGAACACCAATAAGAATAGTACACTTAGGCATTAAAAAACTCCCTAACCCATGCTAGACGCTGTTGTTCAGTCATTATAGTATACGCTTCGATATTAGCCTGAATTGCATCAATAAGAGGATAGTACTCTTCGTCAATGCTATTCTTAATATCAGGATGCATAAGCTTATCAGTACGAGGATTACGCGCTACAAATTTATTAATAAGGTAGTAAGGCGACTTAATCTTAGCTGCTCGACCATCTGCATGGTAGAACACAAAGCCCTCGTGCTTGCACTCCTTAGCCATTTCTTGTACCTGGGATACTGGAACATTGTAAGTGCACTCTACAATTCGTGACCTAAATATCGCTGCGAATACCATTAGATATCGCAGGTCAACCTTAGAATCCCAATCCTTGGTACGATACCCAATAAGATACATACCTGACCGCTCAGGTACAATATGCGGATCGCTAGGATGCACGCACTCAAACATGAAGGTAAGGTTGGGGTTCATTCGGCAAATAGAGCGATACGCATCAATGTCGTTTCCGATCATATCATATACGTACTGTACGAAGTCACTATCAAGGCTACCAGTGGTGGACACTAGCAGATTGTCATTATGCCAGGTCACAGCGGCCATGAAACCATTGATCTTACGAAACACATCTACTCGATCAATAAAATTAAAACGAGGAGCACGCTTCTCTACACCGTAGTTATAGATTTTCGTGAAAGGACGTGACACAATATTGAAGTCAGCATCAACTACGAGCCCACGACATTCCTCTAGAATATCATTCCATAGGTTATCGTAGAACACGCGCTTTTTATACTTGATTACATAAAGTCCGGGATAGCGAACGCTCTCGCGCATCTGCACGAGCTTAGGGTTAGCTTCAATGAACTTCTTAAGATCGTTTCTAGTCACCATGGTGTGCTTTAATCTTTCCTTTGAGGGCCTTGTCAATAGCCCACTCTAGTGGAACTACCACTGATCCAGTAGCGTCAAAACCAACGTCTACTGCGCGAAACTCTTCTAGTCCACTAGTACTACCGTGAAGGTGTCCATAAAAGTGTAGTGAGCCCCTATGCATAGCATTCCACTCTGCAATAGGATAGTGAAACATTACGATCTTGCGCTTATCTACGGTAATTTCTAGGTAGTTATGAATCTCTTTGAAGCAGTTCCTAAAGAACTTATCTCTAAGAGCCTTCTCGTCGTGATTACCAGATATTAGAATCTTTGTGCCCTGCAGCCTGTCGAAGATACGAGCAGTGTGGCTAGGCTCACGGTAAGAAATGTCTCCGAGAATGTATACAGTATCGTCGAAGTCAACGCTAGTGTTCCATTCTCGGATCATGGCTTCGTCCATTTCGTCAATGGAAGCGTATGGGCGGGTCTTCGCACAGAACTTTAGAATGTTTTTGTGTCCGAAGTGAAGATCTGATGTGATGAATGTCTTTGTCATGCCCTCAATATACAGAAAATGGCCCCTGTTGTCAAGGACCATTTTCAGTTATCCTGCGTTGAAACTCGCGCAGACTGTTCCGGAATCACCTTGGTATCCATCCGCTAGAAATTTTACTGAAACTTGATTTGGAGTAACCCAACAACTATGGCCAAAATCCAAAACTCGTCCATCCTCAAGATGTGCTAACCACTTAGTGCCGCTCCACTTTCTATCACTAGTACCCCAATTATTTGGGTAAGTATGACGTGCATCTTCTTCCGTCTCTGCGGCAACGACTGCCGAGTCATAGGTGTCCCAGCCATTATTTTCAGACTGTGAAATATGCCAAAGTTTCAATTTAAGTTCCTCTCTCGTGTTACAAAAGGCTCTAATGCTCTGTGCATATAAGCTAGAACTGCATCCCAATCATCATTTTCATCTAGATTAGCGTTTAGATCACCTAGAACCTCATAGAGGCCTAGAGCGACGCGATCAATATCATCAGCACTCATTATTTAGACTCCTCAACTGCTGATTCCCAGCCGGCGTTCCAATCATACCAAGCATCTGATAAAATAGGATACGGATTGTCATGTTCCTTAGACTTAAAATCGTAGTATCCCTCAAACCATTCGTCAGTCATTTTTCAAACTCCTCTTTTAGACTCAGATACTGCTGGTAACGATTAACCTTTTGCTCTGCTTCGTAGGCTTCCTTACCAATGCAAGGCTTAATGGTGTCCTCACAGTGATGACACCAGCTATCCTTACAGTTTACACAACCTGGGCCGTTATGATAGCCCCAATTCATTACCCAAACATCTACATCACCATCTTCATCACGTTTAAGTACGTGACCCGCAGCTTCTAGTTCCTGTTCATACGTCATCGTCTACATACTCCCAAGAACCCTCAATGTTCCAGCTATACTGGCTTTCATCTTCACCCTCTTCAAGATCGTCGGGGTATGGATAAACACCGTAGCTTTCAGCGTGAGAAAGAGCCATTTCCCAAGCGAGTTCATCCGCATCGTCATCATCCATTATAGTTACAATTTCATAGCTATCCATAGAAGGATAGCCAGTGTGCATTTTAACTTTAATCGTACGCATAATTCTCTCCATCTGTTAAAGCCATTATACAGCCTTATTCGAGTATAATCAAGACTTAATTTTACGAAGTCTTCGTGCAGCTTCTTTAATCATAGCCAGCGTAATTAGTTCATCATCTTCTAGCTTTGCGGCTAGCTCTTCATTACTCATACGTTCTAGATAAGTACTCACGGAAATCTTCTCCTCCATTATATAGTCCTCTTGCTAATATCATATCAAATATCCACTTCTTATTCTTCTTCCAGAAACGTGCTGCACGAAGTCCCTCACCGCTTGCAGCAAGTTTTTCATCAGCTTTCCAAAAGAACTCTATTGTATTAAATTCACACCCAACCTGCATGTGCCCATTATCTAGTACTGTAATAGGGTACTCAATACCCTGAACCATTAATGGAGAAGAATTTATGGTGGTTCCCTGCCATTCTACATTGGTAAAAGGTGAGTTCACAAAGTCTACTGTTGAAAGAAGCACGTCTTTCATTTCTGCACAGGTAAAGTTGCAGTTCTTAAATTGAGACGAAAAGAAATAAGTCCCATAAAACTTTGCGAACGTGAAGTCACAATTCTCAAATCTGGCACCAGTTATGTAGGCTCGTGTGAAGTCTGCACAAGAAAAGTTGCAATCTGTAAAAATTGCACCAAGAAAGTCGGCCCTTTCGAACCGACTTCCCGTGAAGTTCTCATTACTATACTCTGCTAGATGAAGGTCTTTACGACTTAAATCATCGTACTGCATAAAGCTCCTTCAAAGGCACATAAGTTGCCCTGCCCTCATACTCTACTTCAGCATAGGACACACCGTTCATGGTTCCCGCAACTTTAATAAGCTTTACGGGAATATCATGATCCTTGCTGCGCCATACGTATTTACGTCGAAACGTAGGAAAAAACATATTAAAAATAAGCATCAAAAAGTCTCCCTTACTTCGTGGCCTAGATGTGCAATAATCATCTTATATACAGTTTCACTAGAATACTCAGCACTACCAAAACAATATGCTACTGGTTCTAGTTCAAAAATTTCTACACCATCAATGGTGACAATCGCACCTTCAGCAGAAGTATAGCCGCAGCTATCACAGTCGTGTTCATCAGTAAGCCATTTAATGTTAATCATGCTCAATCTCCGTTTTGTTGCCCTGTTATAACAAGTTTGGGGCTGCAAGTCAAGATTTAAAAAATGAGACTTGACAATCGTGTTTGTTTTTAGTATATTGGGCCATAAGGAGAAAGAAATGATTAAATTTTTTGTTGGTTTTGCTGCTCTTGCGTTGGCTTCTACCTCGGCCAATGCATCTAGCCCCGAGTTTGACCGTTTCTTTGCTGAAATACGCAAAGAAAGATCACTTCACAAAGAAGTGCAGGCACTTCGCAATGAAGTATTTGAGGAAGAGGCTTTGTATAGTATTCGGGAAGCTATTATAGTTGTTCGCGAAGTTCGAATTCAACAAAAGCTTGTTCGTAAAAAGAAGGGACGTTAATATGCAAAATGAAGAAACGATCCGTGCAGCGTGCGCTGAGGCGGGAAGCACTCAGCCCGACATTATCATCAATCGTATTTGGTATTGCGTTGAAAACGGCATACCGCTTGATTCGTACTTGCACGCCATCCTCGCCCTTGCCCGCCGCATTGAGGCCGAGCAGGCTGCGGTGCTTGGACCAGAGCAGCGTTGTCCTGCTTGTTACGTCAAGTTTCAAGTAGTGCATGACGTAGACACGCACCTTGCCCACCCACCCACCGACCGCGAGCGCGTTGAGGCCGAGCAAACTGCAGTGCCGGATTGCGAGGGCGAAATATCCGACGATCAAATGCGTGCTTTGCGGATACTGGCTAATGCTCGCAGCGTTCACCATCCTGTTGACCGAGAGAAACTGGAAACCACACCGACACTGTTACTCTGCCAGCAGCGCGAGCGCATTGCGGAACTGGAGGCGGCTTTGCGTAAGTGCGGTGATCAATTCCAGTTTTATGCAAATGAGCATGAAGCAGCGGGTAAGATAGAAAAAGCGGCAACTAACCAACGGTTTGCGGACCTGTGCAGCCAAGCCCTGAAAGGAACCGGCAATGATACGTGAGAGGCTGGAGGCAGCTTTCGCTGCGGCGTTTCCAGAACCAGAAGAACTACACAAGCGTTGGGCTTTTCGAGCGAAGGAGACCCGCTTCACCCGCCTACTCGACGCCGAAGCCTATCTGGACGCGGCGATTATGTTGCTTCCAAGCGAGGAATGGGGCTTTCAGATCATGCCGTTGTTCTGTGTTTTGCGGCACCCCAAGCGGCAGGAGTTGGATGTTGAGGCCCACGGCAAAACTGCCGTCGAAGCACTCCTGTCAGCCATAGAGAAAGCGAGGACAGCGTGAGCGATGATCTGATTGAGCGGTTAAAAAAGCCAATCGAAGCTGATCGCATTTATAATTGGGTAGTGGAGAAGCGGAAAAAACATCGCAGCGACTTTCCGCGCCAAGGTTTCCAGATTGAAATGGAATTACTTGACGAAGAACGCAAAGAAGCCGCCGACGCACTCGAAACTCAAGCCGCCGAACTCCTCACCCTGCGCGCCGAGCGTGGGGGCAGTCCTATTTGTGATGAAGCTGCTGAGGAACTCCACACCATGACTCTAGCACTTCATGAGATTTCGATTATTGCAGAGAACACAATTTCGCCCGACGGACCAGAGGCAGCTTATGGGGCACTGGCCGAGATTTTGAGAATTATTCAACCGTTTAGGAAGTACAAATGATTAATGAAATTGTAAAAGAACTTATTGAAAATGCCTACGAGAATGGCTACCAAGAAGAGATTGAAGCGATGACTGATGAAGATCTTGCATTTGAAATGGTCTGGGACCCGGGTCTAGATGAAGATTACACTTTTGAAGATATTCTAGTAGCAGTAAAGGAGTTTCGTAATGTTCAGTAAAACAGAAAAAGTACTTATTGAGGAGCTTCGCGAGCAGGATGCACCACTAGAACGTTGGGCAAAGTTTTTTCCTGAAAAGACTATTGGAGATCTACTCAAGGCCGGTGAAGAGAAGCCAATTCATTATCTATATGGCAAACCTGTTTACGCTAATGAAATCAATCCTTGCAGTGAAATTCCCTTAAACCCTCAGGTGTATGCGGCTTCTATGAAGAAAGGCAACATTTACAGATGGGACGTTCTACAGGATAGCTACCTAATAGAACTATGTAGGTGTCCTCTTAGTATGCAACAGGTAATTTATTATCTTGAAAAACGTTTTGGTATTAAACGAACTCCTGGTGCGATTGAATCTCGACTTAGCTCTCTTGGTTATAAGACACAATAACACGAGGCCCTCGGCAGCAATGCTGGGGGCCTTTTGCTTGGGGTTGGGTAAATAATTCTTGACATGTGAGTCGCATTGTGTTATAAAAGTATCAATGCGACATTTTTTGCATTATTTGGAGAAAAATTAAAATGAAAGACGAAAATAGTTTAGTAGCCTCACACATTAATAATATGATTGCAGAAGCCGCTCATGCAGAAGCTAGACAGCGTGAAAAAGATATGTATGAAGAAGTAATTGAGACTGAAGATGGTCTCACTATTATTGGCATGAACTACAATAAGAACAAAATTGATTTTAACGAAGTACTACGCCGTGTTCGATAACCTTGCTAGTAAATGGAGTAAGGAAGAGACCCAACTTCTTGAAAAACATTTAAACAACGATGACTACGAAGAACTTTGTGAACTGTTTCCGGGGCGTACAAAAGCGGGTATTAAAGCTAAGCAGAAACGGCTTATTAAATCTAAGGAAAGCAAGATGCCAGAAGCTATAGCTCGTGGCATATTTAAATATTACTTAAATGAAGAAGCTGAGGGCCAAATTCTTCTCAGGCTTAGAGCAGCGGGTCACGACTACACCTTGAAAGATATTTCAGTTGCAGTTAGAGACTGTAAACTGCTGTTTTCTGAGCAATTAAAAGCGTATGCTGACCAACATAATCTCACTAGAAAATATAAGATTCCAACTTTACCACAACTTAAAAACTTTATTGAAGCAACCAAGCTTGGCGACGAAGTCGCCCTACGAAAGGCAGTCACACATGGCTAAACGCTGGACACAAGAAGAGGATGATTTACTACTTAAGCTAAGAACAGAAGGCTACACTAGCAGAGAGATGACTCTCTATCTTAAAGAACGCACACATGCCGCGATTAGAACTAGACTGGTTGTAATTGCGCCAGACAATCTAAATCGTACATGGACCGAAGCAGAAAAACTACAAGCGCTAGAGTTACAAGCGGAACAAAAAAGTAATAAATACATTGCTAGAGTACTTAATCGAACTCCAAGGGCAATCGCATCTTTTCTATCTAGACACTGGAACAGCGTTGCTAGAGAACCCTCGGCAGAAAAAGATTAATCAATGAGTATAAAAAATGCTTGCAATTCTGCTATGAGTATGATATAATCTACTATAAGTTTTAGATAGTTAGTTATATATTTCATATGTTTTATTTATTGAAGTTCCGATCGACGGGCTGGGGTGGGGGCCCCAGTCCCCGTCGTATTCGGGACCTTCAAATCTAATTTATGAGAGCTAAGCTGCACCGTAATAACAAGTAAGTGAACGAAGTTCACAAACATTATTACTGATTGAAGCTACAACTGCGTCCGCTACATTGCTTAAAAATTTTTTGCCCTTTTAACGGGTTCGATATCAACTTATATTTAATTTCATTCTGGTTGAGGATAAGCTTTCACGAAGTCGGACTCTAGCCCCGCCGCAGGCCGAATGCTGGCCGCCATTTGCCTAGAAAAGCTCGAAATATCATTGAAAATGCGCACGAAGTGCGCTGGCCCTGCTTTCGACTCTTACAAGATCGAAAACAGGGCTATTATTTTGTCTAAATTTCACTAGAGTCGAAAAATTGCTCAAAACTAGCCGCCGGCACCACTACAATTAAAAAAAATTTGGCGCTTTTTGCTGCTAGGGTGCCAAAAAACAGCAAAAAACCCGCCCAGAGTTGCCTCCAAGCGGGTTTAAGTCTATTTAAGTCTAGAAAAGCTTAATTTGCTTCAAAAATCTCAAAAGAAGCAGAAAAATCGTCCCTAAGCACGATTTCACCAATTACTAGCTCAGTTTCGTCAGACTCGACGAAAACAATGTCAAACACGGTCGGACGATCGTAGTCGTCAATCTGAAGTTCGACCCTGTCTATGTCGTAGTTAAGAAAAACCTCAGGAATAGCAATCGCAAACTGACGAAGCACGTTTTCAATGTCATCGCGGATAGAAATAGAACGCATGTTGATCTCCTATGTTGAAGTCTCATATTAGTCGATTTAGCACTTGAAGTCAACACCAATTTTCAACAGACTTGCGAACTTCGTTCGCAGGCTTGGTTAAAATTTTACTTGACTTTGTGTTGATTTTGCACTAAAATCGGCGCTTTTTGCTGCGGCGCGACAAATCCTGGCACGAAGATGCCCAGCTTTGCTGAAAATTTCTCTTGACTTTGTGTTGATTTTGCACTATAATTTTGGCGCAGTAGCGCCGGCGCGAAAAAGCCTGCTACAGTTGTCGCTGTAGCAGGCCGATTCCGTACTTAGCCGATCCGTCGTAGGCTCTGTTCGTCGTTTCGTGTTAAACAGGCTCTAGGAGGAATCCGGTCGTGTACTGCAACTTCCGGGGGCGGTGTGGAAGTTATCTACTCCCTCGCGCCCCCGTGTTACTTACGCACTCAGACGAGTGCGCAGGGTCTGAAGGACCAGCTTCGGGGCCTTCTCAAGACCGTCGAGGTTCTTGCCCACAAGAGCAGCGATATCAGCCACGATGGCTTCCTTCGACTCGACCTTGCCGCCAGTCTTGGACACCTTGTCCTTAGCCTTGTAAGTACCGAGGCGGACTGCCTTAGCACGAATCGAGCGCACATCCTTACCGAACTTAGCGGCGAACTCCAGAGCGAGTTCATTGTCGATCACGCCAGCGGCTTCGAGTTCAGCTTCCTGAGCGGCGGTGTAGTTCTTCACAACTTCCTTGGACATTTCATTATCTCCTGTTGATGAAATCATATTAGACGATTTGGGCTTGCCAGTCAAGAACTTTTTTATGATTGCTGAAATCGTTTCAATCATCTGCCGTTCCCTCCTGACCCATCCCTTCTAGCAAATCCGCGACACCGTGTCAAGGATTATTTTTTCGTTCCCGGATCTGCGTTTCGCTCCCCCGTTTCCGATGACCCTTTATAGCGGAAAAGGCAGGGGCGGTCAAGTGCATTTTTTGCACCTGCTCCGAGCGCTTGCAAAAATTTCACTTGACAGGGCGTTGATTTGCCACTATAATTGGCGCAAGCGCGCTTTAACCAAATAGGTTAAAAAAGTTATTTTCACCGCACGTTGATTTTTCACTTGACAACCGGCGCAAGCGCGCATACGTAACTTTTGCACTTATTGACTTTCCACTCTGGCGCAAAAGCGCTATTTAACCAAAATGGTTAAGTCCTTGAAAAATAAGGATTTTATTTTTTCGTTTAAAATCAATGACTTAGCTAAGTCTTTGATTTTAAAGGATTTTTCTAAGTCTTTGATTTTGCTCGATTTTTTCATGATATGATATAACGTATCGCCCATTTAACATAATACCATTTATCAAACTGCGGCACCCTAAGTCATTGATTTCATTGGGATAATTCACTTAACATAATATCTTTTATCAAACCGGCCCTAGTCGAGCGCATACGTATGCGGAAAAATTTTTCGCTTGACAAACGCGTAGAAACCTGCTAAAATCGGCGCCAGGCGGCTGTCGGCGCTGCCACATCCATTATAGCAGGATCCAGCGCGCTTGTCAATAGGAAAAATTGCGATTCCAAAAAATAATTCTCGCCCAGGCGCGGCATGGAACAAAACGTGAACAAAAATTTTGGCGCCCGCAGGGCATCTTAACAGGGATTGCGCGCCTTGTCAAGAGGAAAAATCGCCTGTGGATAAAAAAATAAGGCCGGGATTGCTCCCGGCCTATCGCGTTTTACTTTTGCTCTACTGTAACATATACAGTAAAATTCAAATCCAATTCTTGGAAGATTTTAACATCTACTATCGAGCGACCTCCCTCTACTAGCGTTCTTGCATATAGCAAGGCGTCCTCAATTTTTTCGTAAGTATCGGTTTCTTCGACTTCATCGTATCCGCCAATAACTTGAACAAGAAACATAAATAATCCTTTCTAGTGATGGGCGGGATTTCTCCCGCCCTAGTTGCGTTTTACTTGGGAACAAACCAATCCTTGACCTGATATTCGCGCCAATTGTAAGCGGGAACGTCGAACAAGTCCTTAGTCTTAGTATTGCGAAGAATAGTGGAAAGAATAGGCAATTCATAATCGCGAACATCTTCGAAAGCCGTGTGCGGCTCGTCGTCAAGTGACGGATTATTAAGAACAAATCGAGCCATGATTTCGGCATCAGTATGATAGGACATATTGCCGTGCTTAGTGGGAGTATTAAAGCCGACAGTATCAAGAACAAACTGGCGATATGCTTTAGTCTTAGCATACTTATTAGCGGCAACGTGCCAGAGGCAGAACGAACGGTCGAACATATCTGTATCAATGCCAGAATTGCCGAGCTTGTTCTTGTCGAAAGCCCAATTATAGGCGGTGACAATCGGATTATACTTTGCGTTTACTTTGGCAAGCCAGCGATTGATTGCCGGAACCGAAGCAAGCATGCGTCGGCCATCAGTAAGCATATTATCATATGCAGCATAACGGCGGGGAAGGTTACGTTGACCCCAAAGCGGATCAGCCGATTGATCGTGAAACAAAGTATTGTTGTCACGGTCCAGATAGTATTCGCGCACAAGTAGTGCAGCCGAATGAAGTATTTCACCCTTACGATTAGTGACAATCGCGCCAAAATCAGCAACAGTATTGCTGATAGTGGTTTCCGTGTCAATAATCAGGAAGTGGTCAGCCTTAGCCATTTTAGTGTCTCCGTGCCGTCTTGGCCTGTCCCTTATATCAGATTGCGCGAATCCGTCAAATAAAATCGACAGGCAAAAAACGCAAATCTGTGGATAACTTTTTTCGCTCTGGGGGTTGACAGCATATGCGCGCGCGTGCTAATATGGAAGTAGCGTGCAAAATTTTTGGCGCGGCGGCGCAAATAAGCCTTTGAAAACAAAGGCTTATTTTATTGTTTTATTGCAATGGGTTATCGGGCAAGTGCAAGCGGATTTCGTTTACCTTGCCGCTATACGATTGCCATAGCAGCCCCAGCAAATCCGCGATATTCTCAAAAATCGAATCCTCCAGCCCACAATTTTCTAGCATATCGGGCAATTCGATTTTCGCAAGAAAATCAATAGTTTCTTGCGTCAAAAACAATTCTTCCATAATTTTTCCTTTCAAAACAAAGCCTTGGGGGATTAACCCCGAGGATAAACAATTAGAGCCAAAAGAATAGTATTAACGAAAAAACCGAATCCGTTGGATACCATATATAGAACGTCTTTATTCTTAAACGCCCGAACAAAGTAAAGAGCAAGACCTGCCCATACTAGCAGAACCATAGACAAAGGCGGCAATTTATTGCTATAGCCAAGTAATACGCTAATGGTAGTTGGCAATGTTGCTGATTGCACAAGTATCATGCCAAGCCAGCCGGACAATTCCGTGGCGGGCATTTTGAGAATCTTTTTCATTTGTTTGCCTTTCGTTTCCATGAATTGACCCTAGCAGAATCCGCCAAGCCTACAAGCAAATAAATACGTATGCGCTGCGATTTTTTCGCTTAACAAGTGTTTTAGTCCGTGGTATAATTTTGGCGCATCCTGGCCAAATTTTTGGCGCCTATCCCATTATAGCATAGCGCCGCAGGCTTGTCAATAGGAAAAATTGCGGGAAAACAAAAAGCCGGGGATTTCTCCCCGGCCCTATTGTCAAGCAGAAAGAGCCGCCCGAATGTTTTGCAATGCCAGCTTGGGAGCCTTTTCGAGGCCATCCATATTTTTGCCAACAAGCGCGGCGATGTCCGCCGTGATATCTTCCTTACTTTCAACCTTGCCGCCAGTCTTTGAAACCTTGACAGCCGCTTGATAAATGCCCATACGGGTTGCCTTAGCGCGAATCGAGCGAACGTCTTTGTCAAGCTCGATTGCAAGCGCCTTAGCAAGCTCGCCATCAATCTTGCCGCTAGTCGTCGCGGCGGCGGCTTCCGTAAGGCGTGCTTCCTGCGCGTCCGAATAGTTCTTTTCGGTCTTTGCGGTGGTGGTAGCCATGAGAGAAAATTTCCTTTTTATCGCGAGAGGCCCATCCCCTCTTGATGTCCCCTTATAACGCGGGCTTGGCAGGCTGGCAAGAAAAAAATGAAGCAATGCCGATTAATAAATACGTATGCGTTGGGCATTTTTCGCTTGACAGCCTTACGGAAACCTGCTATAATTTTGGCGCCAGTGGGCCGCCGCATATAGCGCATCACTCCATTATAACATGCGGGCCAGGCCCTGTCAATAGGAAAAATTTCTCAAAACAAAAAAAAAAGCCCGGATTGCTCCGGGCCTTTCTTGCCTTATACTTGGCGACTATGCCGCAAGCCTTTCGTTTTGCTTAGTAGCGTTGAAACAATTAATACCTATTGAAAGCATTGCCGCGATAACTTTCAAGTTATCATCAAACATAATTGCGTTTGCTTCCTTAGCGCAAGTAAAGCCTTGCGAAACAAAGTATTCAGTAAGCAATTCAACCTTAAGCTGGCCATCCGGGCGATTGTCACCAATTGCACCGCGCGACAAGTAAACGTCATAGCTAAGGCCATGAGAGGCAAGAAATTCTTGATCCGCAATTTGAAACGAGCGGGCAGTGCAAATAATAACAGTGTGACCAGCCGCCTTGATATTGCGCATTTGTGCAGCAAGAGGCAGAAGCGTATCTTGCATGATTTTTTCATGGGTGTTATTTTCCAGCCAATCGGCAAGGTTTAGTGAGCCATCCGGCAAAGTATTCTGGCGGTGAGTCGAGTCGATAACTGTGCCGTCGAGGTCGAAAATTACGTAAGCCATTTCGTTTCTCCGTCTTGATGCCCTCTTATAACTTGGCACCGCACCCTAGTCAAGAACTATTTTTCAACAAATAAATTCTATTTCCTATTGACAGCCTAGCGAGCACGTGCTATACTGAAAGTAGCGTGCCAAAAATTCGGCGCCTTTGGCTGCCTAATAAATAGGCAGCCTTGGGCTTAATCAAGAAAGAAATTTGAACCCTGAATGTCCCATTGACCCTTATCAATCTTGTCGGGCCAGTCAAGATTAAGATAAGCAAACATGATATATTCCATTTGTTCGTTTGCATCCAACCGTTCCAATTCGGAATCTGGAACGGTGATAACAGCAGTATGTACAACCCTAGCCATATCACAGTGCTCCCGCATAAAGATCTTCGAGGAAGTCCTCGACCGCCTCGCTGAATGACAGGCCGTCATCGAAAGCATTCCACCAATCCCAATCGGGAAAGCATTCCCGAGTCATACCAGTGCGAGCGATGATGATGGCATCCGCCATTATAAGCCAATCTTCGAATGTCATTAACCAATCCTTTCACGCTTGAAGATAACGAAGTCAGTTCTAGCAGAAGCCGGGTCCGTGTCAAGGCAATTCTGCACATAGTCACGGGCTTCCTGTTCAGTAGCGAACACCGCATAGTCATTCCATACCGTGTCGCGAACCATGTAGTCAACCATTGCCTTGTCTCCTCTTGATGTCCTCTTGTATCTGATTGTATTTATCCTGTCAAGCGAAAAAATAAATATCTTTTCGCTTGACAGTACCTAGACCCTGTGCTATACTGGGGCGGTTCGAAGACCTTACATTTTAGCTAGCGCTAGAACTACTCTCCGCGGCCTCTTTTGGTAAAATTACAGGTTTTAGGTGCTAAATAGCCCAAGCAAGTCTGTACAGTCAGAATAAAAGCATTCCGAAGATCCAGACTTAAGATCAGCCCTCGCAAAATTTTTTATTTTATTCAAAATTTCTCTCTCAGCAGATAAAGCTAGTTCCAAATTCTCAAATACTTCATGGTCTAGAACCACATAATCTCTGTGTTCCATAGCAAATCTGGCTTTTATACTCTGTTGAGTTATACCAACCTTTTTAAATTCCCCAAAGTCAACAAAGTAAAGTATAGTTTCTTTATCTTTTTCTAGACCAAGATTATTATACTTTATTCCCGCAGCCTCACAAGCTTTTGACCATGAACCAAAGTAATTAATAACAGAATTATAGGAGGCATCTCCATTATCTTTATTCTTTTGTAGATTTAGAGTAGTTCCATATTTTTTAACTAACTCAATATAGTACTGCTCATCTCTATCAGAGTACCTATGTAAGCCTAAACTAGACATGGCTCTTTTAGTTTTAGTTAGACTCATACCAAGTTGTTCAGCTAACCAAGGCCTACTTTTAGTATAGTTCTCTTTGAGAAATATTAACTGTTCTTCAGTTAATTTTATACTATCCATACCCCGCTTATACCTAACAGCCTCTTCAGACCTACCTATCTTTTTAGCTATTTCACTATTAGATAGCTCAGTATAAAGTAATGCCTCTTCATCTTCTGTCCAGTAATAGTTAGTTTCTAGTTTTGGTATCTTACCATCTTTCACTAATTTAGTATACCTGGCCGATACTGCATCAGTAGAGCGGCCAGGTACTTTAATCTGCCTAACAGTAGTGCCGTCTAATCTTGCTTTTATAATTAGTTCGTCTTCTTGTGGTGTCCAATATTTTATCATAATATGACATTTATATCACACACGTACAATTTTGTCAAGATCTAAATTTTTGTTACCCCTGATGATGCATCCATCGCTTCTTTCGCTCCCATACTTCTTCAACCGAGTGAATTGGCCCCGAAATATCCCCAAGATCCTCCATCGCCCAAATCATCCCAAGCACGTCATCTATTTCATTTCGTAGCCACTCAGTATTGCCCGTACCATCCGGGTATACTCCGTCCCAGCCATGCCGAATAATCTTCGAGCAAGCCTGAAACACCTCGCCGCACTCCTCCATGAGAATCACTAGCCGCTCGCGCTCAGCCTCTGTAACTTGTTCATTTGATAACATATATTTCTCCTTTCATGAACACACATTACTATAAAAAACCCTGAAAGTCAACAAAAATATTCTGTGTGGTTGTAAACCTTGGTTCCCTCCAAAAATAACTTGATATTTAAATCTTATGATGCTATACTTCCACTATGAAATATAAAGCCATCTTTATTAGCGATATACACTTAGGAACCAAAGACTGCAAGGCAGTTCAGCTTAATGAATTTCTAAAGAATAATACTTGTGAGACATTATATTTAGTCGGAGATATTGTAGATGCGTGGAAAATCCAGCAGAACAAACTGAAGTGGAAAGACTCACATACGCAGGTTGTTCGCAGACTTCTTAAATTAAGTAAGAAAACTAAAGTAGTATATGTTACTGGTAATCATGATGAGTTTCTGCGTCCAATGATAAAGTATGCAGCTAACTTTGGAAATATACAGCTTTGCAATCAAGCGACGCACTTCGGCGTAAATGGTAAAAAGTACCTTGTTGTACATGGGGACCTTTTTGATGGAATCACTACACTAGCACCCTGGCTCAGCTTTATGGGCGACAAGGCTTATGATTTTGCATTAAATCTTAATACTCGTTTTAATTGGGTAAGACATAGACTAGGATTTAAATACTGGTCTCTTTCAAAGTGGCTTAAATTTCGTGTGAAGGGAGCTATAGATTTTGTATTTAAATTTGAGAAGACAATAACGGATTATGCTAAAAAGAAAGGTTATGACGGAGTCATCTGCGGGCATATTCACCAAGCTGAAATTAAAGAAGTGAATGGTATAACCTATATGAATGATGGTGACTGGGTTGAGTCTTTAACTGCTCTAGTAGAGCATGAGGATGGGACATGGTCTATAGTTACAGATCAAACCTTCACCTAAAAATAGCTTGACCTAAATCTACCCTACTGTTATAATACAATTTTTAGAGGAGTAAAATATGTCCACTCATTTAGCGCTCCAGCCCGAAGAGCTGGATATAGCGAACGCTTACTTAACTTATGGCTCTGCAAAGGAAACAGCGGAACAGCTGATGATACCCGAGTATCATGTTGTTCAGTTTCTAGAACGCAGAGATGTAAAAGACTACATTAATGGGATCTACTTAGACCGAGGCTACAGAAACAGACACAAATTAGGTGCGGTTCTAGATCGAATGATTGAATCAAAACTAGAAGAGGCTGAAGAAAGTGGCATATACACATCGAAAGATTTACTTGAATTACTCCAGTTTGCGCAGAAAGTTCGCATGGATGAAGCAAAAATGGAGCAGACCAACACTGGCCCTACGGTTAATATAGCCAACTTTGGTCAAGGTAACTATGGACAGCTGATGGAGAGACTTCTCAGCAATGATAAAGGACCTAAGTGAAGCCCTTAGAAGATTAATTAATTCACTACAATTTAAACCGGTCGCAACATTGGGAGCAATTTTATTAGTATCCATTGGGTATATTGGCTATAGAAGCTATGATATTCTGCAAGAACTAGTAATTACACCTGATGAAGAGGCTCAGAACTTTGAATCACAATTAGAAAGTGCTACTCTTGTAAATGCGGCCATAGAAGATCTTAGAATAGATTTAAAAGCAGATACTGTTGTAGTAAAACAATTCCATAATGGTAGGCACGACCTTACCGGAATTCCTTTTACAGAGTCTACTGCTACATTTTATACTGATAAATACTCATTTATCGGTGACGAGCCATTAAGCACAATGAATACTAGCCTTCGAGTAATGTGGAAGAGCATAGACAAACCAAGTTGTATGGTATTGTATGCCCCAATGGACTCTGCTAGTAAAAAGTACTTTACCGACTATAAGCTAAATAAAGCTATAGTATGTCCCTTAACTAACTTACTGAATTATCCTATCGGAACAATTACGGTAGGCTTTTCGGGCAGCCATACTACTAGCGAGGATATTGCTACTGATAAAACTCAAGCAATTGCTAAAAGTATAACAGGATACTTAATAAATGCTAACACTAGAAACTAATGCTCGTAAAAATATTGCATTATACATGCTAACACTAGAAACTAATGCTCGTAAAAATATTGCATTATACATGATGTTTGTAGGCTCAATAATATTTACTATATTTATTGGAATTTCACTATACTTACTAGCCGCTAATGCCACTTATATATTATACTTAGCTTTAGCGGCTCACTTGCAGGTTCTAATAATTATGACAGGATTTACTGCATTACTAGTTAAAAGAAGAATTTCTGCAAGTAAAAGTGGAATTTCTATAGAGGACGAAACTAGTGCCACTACGATTACTACAAAGTAAATGCGAAGTTACCCCGGATGGGGATTTTGGGCCAGAGTCTCTGAAAGCAGCTGCAAAGTACTTTCAGTTAACTAATGAACAGGCAGCCCACTTTTTTGGGCAATGTTACCATGAAAGTTGTGGATTTAGAATATTTAAGGAAAACCTTAATTATTCCGCAAAAGGACTTTTAAAAACTTTTCCAAAATATTTCTCGGTTAAATCCGCTAAAGAATATGCTAGAAATCCTGAAAAGATTGCTAATTACGTATACGCTAATAGAATGGGTAATGGTGATGAAGAGTCAGGAGATGGTTGGACATACAGAGGTAGAGGAGTAATTCAGTTAACTGGAAAAACAAATTATTCACTATTTGATAAAGACCCAAATAGTGTAGCGACTGAATTTGCTTTTGAAAGCGGTTTTTTCTTTTTTGAGCACAATAATTTATGGTCTTTAACTAGCAGTGTTGATGATAGTAGTATTCTAGCATTAACTAAACAAATAAACGGAGGAACTAAGGGATTAGCCCAAAGAACCACATTAACAAATAAATTTTATAAGGAGATTTTAAAATGACCGATTACCCAGTAGATAATGCCCAGTCACTTTCACCAGTATCAGACTCTACAAGTACAGTAGGGACACCCGGTAGAGCAACTTCACCAAATATGGGACAGGCAGTATCCGCACCAGGAATGGCAACTTCACCAAACTCATCACTTATCGTATCAGTACCTTCTAGAGGCTCAACCTCTACACCAATGACAGCCCAAGGGTCATGAGTACTAACCTAATGGCGGCAGCCGGCGCCATTAGGCGCAGGCGACGTAGACGTAGAGGTACATTAATAGCTATAAAATTAAAATTAAATAATGCAACTATGGTAGCTAATAGTCCAGAAAATACTTTAGTAGGAAACGTACTAAATAAAATTTCTGAAAGCTATTTAACTATGATTGATACCGCAGGCGATAGGTTTAAGTTAGTTGGTACAGACATTCAGGCGGGCGCAACTCCAGCTCTAGCTGGACAGTATACTATTGAGTTACTAGAAGAGCAAAGTAGTGTGGGCCGCCAAGCTACTTTTATAGTAATTACAGTTATATAAAGGAATAAAATGATTATAAGCAGAGCTGACATCCCTTCGGATGTAATCGTTCAATACCCAAATGCCTTTATGAGAGTACCAATCGCTAACTATCTTAGAGAGTTAGAAATCGATCCTTTACCCTCACAGATTGCATTAATAAATGGTATTAATAACCCAAAATATCGTTTTGGGTGTGCAGCTCTGTCTCGTCGTCAAGGTAAGACTTATATTGCGAACATTGTGGGCCAGGTAGTTTCATTAGTACCTGGTTCCAATGTTCTAATTATGGCACCCAACTATAATCTTTCCAGTATTTCTTTTGAATTACAACGTGGACTCATTAAAAAGTTCGCACTAGAAGTAGAAAAAGATAATGCTAAAGATAGAGTTATCACACTTTCCAACGGATCCAGTATTCGTATTGGTTCTGTTAGTCAAGTGGATAGCTGTGTAGGTCGTTCATACGATCTTATTATCTTCGATGAGGCAGCTCTAGCAGACGGACTCGAGGCGTTCAATGTAGCTCTAAGACCTACACTAGACAAACCAAATGCAAAAGCACTATTTATTTCTACCCCACGAGGTAAAAATAACTGGTTTTCAACGTTATTTGATAGAGGATTCTCAGATGAGTTTCCACAGTGGTTTTCAATTAAAGCCACTTACAAAGATAATCCGCGCATGACAGAATCAGATGTTGCGGAAGCTCGTAAATCTATGTCAGACGCTGAGTTTCGTCAAGAATACGAAGCAGACTTTTCCACTTTCGAAGGTAAAATTTGGCAAGTTAAAGAGCATTGTATTAGAGAAATTCCAGAACTTAACTTTAAGAAGTGTGATGTTTTTGCAGGACTGGATCTTGGGTTCAGAGATCCTACAGCTATGTGTGTAATTGCCTATAGTTGGGAAGATGAAACCTTCTATGTTTTAGACGAGTATTTAGATAATGAAGAAGTAACTTCAGGCCACGCTAAAAATATTCGAAAGTTAATAGATAAGTGGGGCATAGAGTATATATACATTGATTCTGCCAACCAACAGCAAAGATTCGATTTTGCACAAGAATATGATATTCCTACTACTAATGCTAAAAAGTCTGTACTAGATGGTATTGGATATATAGCCTCGCTAGCTGATAATGATAAAATTATCATAGACCCAGATCTTAGAAATGTACTATACTCTGTAGATCAGTACCAATGGAACCCTAATACTGCTTTACAACAAGAAAAACCATTACATAATGAAGCTTCCCACATGGCCGATGCCTTAAGGTATGCACTTTATAGCTATAAAACTAGCATTGGTGGATTCTAATAGAGTAAGATATTACCGTACCTATTGTAATTTAAGACTAGACATTCGAGGGTATATATACTATAATCACAGAAATAAAAAGGAGATAAAAAATGTCCGGAACAACACTGCTTCGTGATCCGATCAAATATGTTCGTGACCGAGCAAAGTCTAGATATGCAAAAGGCTCTCACTGTGAGATTTGTAATACTACGGAATCCCTTGACTTTCATCACTACTTTACAATGACCCCGTTATTTAATAAGTGGTGCCGAACTAAAGGTTATACAGTTAAAACAGTAGACGACATCTTAAAAATCAGGGACGAATTTATATTTGAAGAGGAAGATAAAGTCTACAATCAAACTGTAACGTTATGTCACCCACATCACATGAAGCTTCACAGTGTCTATGGTAAAGACCCGGCTCTTTCTACTGCTGAAAAGCAAATGAACTGGGTAAGAATCCAAAAGGAGAAGTATGAAGCTAAGTAGTTGGCTAGTTGAAAAGCTTAATCCTGGCCAGCGCTGGATTTCCTACATGGAACCCCAGAGTCCTACTAGTGAGCCAGAACAGTCTTATATTTACTATTACGATAATATTGAAATAGTAAATCGTGCTATCAATATGATTATTGATGATGCATCAGAAATAAACTTCAAAATAGGATTAGATAAAGTAGGTTTTCCTAAACAAATTGGTATTAAAAGAAAAACAGTTGATACATTACTAAATATACAACCAAACCCTTATCAGGATATAAATTCATTTCGTAGAAATATTTTAATGGATCTTTTACTAGATGGTAATATCTTTTTATACTACGATGGTGCTTATTTATACCAGCTTCCTGCAAATAGAATGGTTATTTACTCAGACGATAAAACTTATGTTGAAAAGTACGTTTTTCAGGGAACCATTGATTTTAAAGTGGACGAAATTATTCACATTAAAGACAATAGCTCTAGATCGCTTTATAGAGGCGCATCAAGATTAAAGCCTGCAATTCGAACAATGAAATTAATGAAGTCCATGCGAGACTTTCAAGATAACTTCTTTACAAATGGAGCAGTACCTGGGTTAGTAATTAAAAGTCCAGATACATTAAGCTCTCGTATTAAAGAGCGAATGAAAGAAGACTGGAAACAATCATATAGGCCACAATCAGGGGGTAGAAACCCCATGATTCTAGATGGTGGTATGGAAGTTGATGCGTTATCAAATGTGAATTTCAAAGACCTAGATTTTACAACATCTATTGAGTCTAATGAAAAAATTATTCTTAAAGCACTTGGAGTACCTCCTGTTTTAGTTGATAGTGGTAATAATGCTAATTTAAGACCAAATCATAGATTGTACTACCTAGAAACAATTATCCCTATAATGAAGAAAATAAACTCTGCATTACAGATGTTTTTTGGATTTGAGATATCAGAGGAAATCTCTGGAATTCCAGCTCTACAGCCTGAACTTAAGGATGAGGCGGCATTTTATTCTACACTAGTAAATGGGGGTATTTTAACCGCTAATGAAGCTAGAGAAGGAATGGGTAGGTTACCCCTACCAGGACATGACGAGGTAAGAATTCCACAAAATGTTGCTGGAAGTGCTACTAACCCAGATCAAGGCGGTAGGCCTCAAGATAATACAGGAAATTAATAATGACAAGAAGAACAAGCATAATTTCTCAGCTTGGTAATTACTTTGCTTCTAAAGGTGGAGTAATGAGTGCTGAAGAATATAAGATGGCAGAAGATACTCCAGTTAGGTTTACTTTAGTTAAAAGAACTTTCGGTTCTTGGAGACGATTACTTAATTCCATTGGGGATATTGGCCAATATAGCATTAACGAAGAAGTTGCAAAAACCCCAATAGAGCCAGTAGTACCGCCTACTACAACTAAATAATATGGCTAAAGTTGGTGGAGAAGAGGTAGACCTAACCCCTACAGAGGGTATGGCCAAAGAAGCTCAAAAAGCTTTAGATTGGAAAAAAGATGGTCAAGCCGGCGGAACTGCCGTAGGAATGGCCAGGGCGCATCAATTAGTTAGTAAAGAACAGTTATCTCCTAGCACCGTACGTAGAATGCATAGTTTCTTTAGCCGACATGAAGTCGATAAAAAGGGAGAAGGGTTTAGACCTGGTGAGCCTGGTTATCCTTCTAACGGTAGAGTAGCCTGGGCATTATGGGGCGGAGACCCTGGTCAAACATGGGCCGCTGCGAAATCAAAAACACTAGATCGTCTGGAAGGTAAAAGTATAGATTATACAAAAGATTTTACTGACGAAGAAGAAAAATCTAGTGCAAATGACCTAAAAGTTGGAGATTTTGTACGTTGGGGATCTTCGGGGGGACCAGCAAAAGGTAAAATAGAACGTATAGTTAGAGATGGCAGTTTAAATGTACCTAATAGTTCTTTTTCTATTGAAGGAACAAAAGAAGATCCAGCGGCGCTAATTAGAATATATAAAGATGGAGATAAAACAGATACTTTAGTAGGACATAAATTTTCTACACTAACAAAAGTATCTTCAAAATCATTAGAAGATATCTGCCCTATTGTTACTAAAGACGCTACTATTAATATAGCACACCATATGGTAGCCATATCAGATGCTAACTTAGGTCCTGCTGATCCGTCAGCATCTAGTGATAGTTATTGGTCTTACATGGCGGAAAAGTGGATGGTATCCACAGAAGAAGCTAGAGTTCGTCAGTGCCAGAACTGCGAATATTATGATAATTCACCTAAAATTTTAGATTGTCTTAAAGACTCTACTTTTAAAGCCTCAGATTTACCTACTACACCTAAGTGGGCAGATGTATCAGTTCCATCAGGATATTGTACTAAGTGGGATATTACTTGCACAAGTACAAGAACTTGTGTAAATTGGGAACTAGATGCTGATGATTTGGGCGAAACCGAAGAAGTAGAGGCCAGTAATGATGGACCTCTTGGTGGAGGACCTAACTTGGACGATACAATGATGATTCTTAGTGCTGGTAAGCCAGTAACTAAAATGTTTACTTTTGATACTACTATGAAAGCTGTAGACACCGGAACCGATGGTGAGCTCAAGATCATAGGGTATGCTAGTACAACCTCAGTAGATAGGTCAGCTGATGTAATTTTATCGTCTGCATGGAATAAGTCAGGCGGATTAAATAACTTCAAAGCAAACCCAATCCTACTATTTAATCATAACTATGATAAACCAATTGGTAAAGTCGTAGAAATGGGAACAGATAGTATGGGCTTAAAGATTAAAGGTATTATTAGCAAGAGTGCTGGTGATGTATATAATCTAGTTAAGGAAGGTGTCCTAACAACATTCTCTGTCGGATTCTTAATTAAAGATGCAGAATATGACAAAGAAAAAGATGGGCTAGTGGTTAAAGATGCAGAACTTCTTGAAATTTCTGTAGTATCCGTACCCTGTAACCAAGACGCTACATTTTCTGTAGCTAAATCATTTGATAATCAAACCGATTATTTAACTTTTAGAAAACAATTCGAAACCGCTCTAGGTAGTCAGCCCTCCGCTGAAACCGGAGGCTCAACAGAGGGCGCCAGCAAGGCGTCAAGGAAAATTAAAATGGAAGATAATACAAACGAAATGCTTCAGAAGATGGTAGCAGACGCTATGACAGCACAGAAGGCTGCTGATACAGCTGCTGCTGAAAAAGCTGCTGAAGCTAAGAATGCTGAAGATGCTATGGTAGCTAAGGTTATCGCTTCTTCAGAAGAGAAGATTTATGCTGAACTACAAAAGCGCTTCGCAGATGACAAGACTTCACTAGAAGAGAAGCTAGAAGGTCTACGTACAGAACTAGCTGAAAAGTCAACTGAACTATCAGCAATTGCTAATAGCAAGCGTGTATTTGCAGATCGTGGAAGTAATAATGAGTGGCAGAAAGAATTTGCTAAGGACATAGACGATGCCTACCTTCTAGCGCGTATTACTGGAAAGGGATATAATACTGACTTTGCGCAGAATCTTCTACAGAAAGTAAACACAATGTCATCAGTTCAGGTATCAAGCGATAACTTTGAGCGTGAAGTTTCACAGAATATTGAGCGCGAAATTCAGTTAGAGTTAGTACTAGCTCCACTATTCCGCGAAATTCAGATGAATACAGCAAGTATGATTCTACCAATTATGCCAGATACCAGCTATGCGCAGGTAAGTAACGCAGTAGGAAGTGGGTCAGGTACATACCAAAATGGTTCTCTAGATGAGCGTGCTGGGTTAACCGGTGCAGGTACCGCAGGTATAGCACTAAAAGAAATTGATCTACGTACAATTAAAATGGTAGCTAAAAGCTATCTAGGTAATGAAACAGAAGAGGATACAATTATTCCTATTCTTCCGCTACTACGCGAAGCTATGATTCGTCAGCACGCTCGTGGCGTAGAAAACCTAATGCTACTTGGTGGTGCAACTAGTGCTGGTGGTGCTTATAGTGCTGCTACTTTAGGTACAGCTACTAAAGGTCTAGTTGCTTATGCTGAAAGTCAGTCACGTAATGTGACTAATAGCGCAACAGTTAATGGTACTGGTGGTACTGATGCCTCAAGCGTAACTAGCATCGCACTATTAGCTTTACGTAAGAAGTTAGGTAAGTACGGTATTAGACCAGGCGATGTTGTATACATTGTATCACAGACTGCTTATTTTGATCTTCTACAAGATGCAGAGTTCCAGGACTTCAACATTGTAGGTAACATGGCAACTAAGCTAACTGGTGAAGTTGGTCAAATCTTTGGATCATCAGTACTAGTTTGTGATGAGTTCGCAAATACAGGCGCTACTGGAACTTATTCTGCACTAGCAGTTAATACACGTAACTTTATTGTACCACGTCAGCGCGGTATTACTGTAGAAAGCCAGTATCTAGTTGAGAATCAGTATAGAGTACTAACAACAACACAGCGTCTAGGCTTCCGTGAAGTTATTGATAACGCTCCAGCAGTTGTTGGACTAAAGTACGCTTAATTTTTAAATTAACCGTAGAGGGGGTTGCTGCTACCAGCAGCCCCCTTTACTATTGGAGTAACTATGACAGCATTAGTAACATTAGATGACTATAAGAGATATAAGAAAATCACTAAGACAGATAATGATGAAGAAATTGGTTTTATATTAAACTCTGTTAGCTCTATGGTTAAATCTTATTGCGGTCATTCTTTTATAGATTATTACACTACTCCACTGGAAGAAATTTTTAGTATTCAAGAAGGCAATAAAAATGCTTTACAGTTAAATGAATGGCCTGTAAATAATGTAGTAAGTGTATACAGTAGAAAATATTATAATTTGCCTTATGAGTTAATAGCATCTACTGAGTATTTTACTGACCCTAAAACAGGATCATTATACTTAATAAATGGAGACTATTGGCAAACTGGATTTGCTTCTACTAAAGTATCTTATACTGCAGGGTGGGCAGCTACACCAGAAGATATAAAGATTGCATGTCTAGATTTAGTGCAGCACTATTATAAAGAAGAGTATAAAGAAAGAAAACAAATTGGTAATGTATCAGTAGACAACAGTAATAGGTATATTGGTATTGCATCTAAATGGCCTGCGCATGTAGCTAGGGTTCTGCAAATGTATAAAAATGTCTAAAGCAGATTTAGCTAAATTAGTGGAGTCTGCTAAAGCTTCTATATTAAGAGATGCGGAAAACCTTAGAACTACGGATTATAATTTACGTCCCCATATATTTATCGTTAGTACTGATAATATTAAATCTCAAATACTACGACAAACTAAGAGAACTAAAAAATTAACTCCTACACAAAGTAGTAAACTAGATGAAGTAACACTTAAATATACTACCGCTTTATATGATACTTTCAGGTTCAGAGATAGCGTAGCATTTACTTATAGACTAGATGGTACTCCTAGTAAGTTTCAAGTATTAGTAACCAGTAAAAATGGTACTTCAGATGTTTTTAGAAAAATCAAAGAGATTAGAGGTGGAACCTCAGAAGAAGATAAAGGCAGATTAAAAAAATTAGCCCAAGATGTTGCTGATATTTTTAGTAGAGACGAGAGTGTTAATCCAGAAAGTTTAAAACATATATTTGATCTTGGTCATATGGAATCTTCTAGCATTGCAGAAAAAATGGCGCAACAAGCATTAGGGAGATTTTCTACTTTATCCCCTTTAAAAACAGATTATCCAGAATTAACACCCATAATAGATTTAGCTATTAAGTCAGAAGAAGTTAGATTGTCAAAAAGTTTTACTGTTACTGTAACTGATGAAAGCTATTCGGATAATAGATCTAAAGCTACTACTGAAAAAAAGTACTTAAGTGATATTAGAAAGGCAATAACTAATTGGGTAGAGCAATATGGTTCTAACTGGGCAACTCAAGGTGGTTCTAGATCTGCTGTTGATATAGCTTTATATGAACTTATGGTTGTAGCTAAAAAATCTGGCGCTAAAGTTAGAGGTAAGTATAAGGGCCCATCTGGACCTGGTAAAGTTTCTACTAAAATTAAAGGTAAAAAAGTAGTTCCTAAAATAGTTAGCGGCGATATAAACTTAGGATTTAAAGCTACTGAAAGTACACAACAAACAAATTGGGTTTCTATAGTTAATATAATTAATAGTAAACTTACAGACTCTATAATTAGTAATATGCAGCTTCCTTCTTTACAAAATAGAACAGGTACTTTTGCTAATAGTGTAAAAGTAACTGGAGTAGAAGTTACTAAAGAAGGCTACCCAAGTTTTGTATTTAACTATGAAAGAAACCCTTATGACGTTTTTGATAAAACACTTGGTAAGTCCCCTTGGAATACACCAACTAGAGATCCTAGAATTTTAATAGACAGATCAATAAGAGAAGTAGTTAAAGATCTAGCTATAGGCAGATTTTATACAAGGAGAGCCTAATGGCAAATAGAACACGTAGAAGCTCTATTGTAGAGGCTCTTACAGAAAAATTTAAAGATATTAGTTTAACTAATGGGTATACAACAGATTTAGGTAATCAGGCATATCCTCGTATGCGCTTCTGGGATGAAATCACGGAGTTTCCATGCGTATGCCTTGTAGCAGGACCAGAGACTATAGTTCACCAAGGCGGCGGGCTAAAAGATAGATACCTAAGTGTTATTCTTCGTGCATACGTGAATGAAGAAGACTCTATTTTAGCTTTAGAGAGATTACTGGAAGATGTCGAAATAATTATTGACAGAAATGGCAGGTTGGCGTACGTCGACTCTTCTGGTAACACTGGTACGACCAGAGATATTATTATAACAAACATAGATACAGATCAGGGAGCTCTATCACCATTAGGTGTAGGAGAAATGACCCTACAAGTCAAGTACGCATAAAGTACTTTAGGAGATAAATAATGGTAGTAGCCACAGGCGCATCAAATCTATTCTTTAGTAGAGATACAAAAGTTTATATCAAGCAGGGAACCAATATTTGGGAAGTTCCTGTTCTTAATGGGTATTCATTTACTCAATCAACTAACGCTAGCACAATCACTCTAAATGAAATGAGTGACGCCACTGGTAAGAGCCGCCGTGGTCAGCGCGTGTTTAATGACTCACTATCACCAGCTGAGTGGAGTTTCGACTCATACGCTAGACCAGTTCTAGTTAGCAGTAAAATGCGTTCAACAGATGAAATTTTATGGGCTTCACTAGTTAATAGTAATGCATATGATCCAGCATTAGCAACTGCAGGCGTAGCTATTACAGGTACTCCTACTATTGCTGCAGGTATTTTAACAATTGCATTTACTGCAACTGTAACTCCATTCAAGGTAGGCGATGCAGCAACTTTAGCAGGATTAAGCGCCGCTACAGGTGGTTCAATTACTTCAGGTACAGTAGTTACTTGTACAACAAGTGGTGCAACTATCAATATTGGAACAACTTTTTCAGGCGTTGTAACTGCTACTACAGCCACAGTTAAGCCAACAAGTTATACTTCAAATGGTACAGAGTTAGACTTTACTTTTGGTAGTTCAAATACTACTACATTAGGTACATTCGATCTATACTTCGTACTTGGGGGAAACCAGATCGTTGGTGGTAGCTATCTAAATGATGGGGATACAACAATTTATCAGATTGCTGAGTGTTCAGTTAACGAAGTAACAATGAACTTTGAAATTGATGGTATCGCAACTTTTTCATGGTCAGGAATGGGTAAGACAATTACTGAAGTAGATACTTTTGATGCTTCAGCAGCAATTGTTACCGGATTCAAGAACTCTGGCGCACTAATTACTAATAATCTTATTCGTAATCGTTTAACCGCTCTAAACGCTGTAAGCACGTCACCAACTGCAACAACATACGCTTTAGCTATTACTGGCGGAAGTATTACTATTAGCAATAATATGACCTTCCTGACTCCAGAGACACTAGGTGTTGTTAACCAGCCACTAGGTCACGTTACTGGTACTCGCTCAGTATCTGGTACATTTACCACTTATTTAGACGAAGCATTAAACGGAAGCATCGATCTTTATAAGAACCTAGTTACAGCTACTTCAACAATTACAAATAGCTTTAATCTTCAGTTTTTTGTTGGAGGCAAAAATACTGCAGGTACTCACCCAGTAGGTCCTGGAATCTTATTTGATATGGGGCAGTGTCATCTTGAAATTCCAGCCATTAATAATGATGATGTTATTGCAGTTGAAGTTAACTTCACCGCTTTGCCATCAAATATTAGTGGTACTGATGAGGTTAAGAAGATTCGTTATGTAGGTATTGCACCTTAATAGCCAACTAAAAAATAGTTCTTGACTTTAAGGACCAACCATTCTATAATTATAGAAATTCGGGGGAGCAGAAGAAATTTTGCTCCCCCTTTATGTAAGATATGTACAACTTTAAAAAGAACACAAAACTCTATATAGTAGAGAATGGCAATAAGTATCCTATAGATGTATACTCAGATATATCTGCTTCTCAAACTTTTGATGAGCAAAACCACAAACAAAAAACTTTACATAGGCTACATAACCTACACGATACAGCTAGTATTACTAATGCTAATCCTGCTAATTTTTCTTTTACTTCTCCAATTAATGGATGCGGCATTCTCTTATCTTTAGGCACTGAATATTCTGCTGAGGCTAGATTACGCTCTTTTGATATTTATATAGAATCAGACTATGTTATATATAAAATTCAAAACTGTATAATAGAGAATACAGTATTCAATATAGAAAGGACTTCTATAGTTACTATCTCAATATCTGGCACTGGTAGTAAACTTTATCAAGTAACCAACATTCCTGGAGTAGAAGTACCGGAATATACTAGAGAATATATTATTATTAGTAGTCTCCAAGTAGAAATGGACCAAGTATTAAATAATATAGCCGGTATACATATAGAGTATAGTAATTCTATATCTTGGATAGATAATACAACGTTACATGAATCTTTAACAGGAGAAATAGCATATCCAGACAACTATGTGTTAACTGGTAGAAAAGTATCTGGGTCCATAACACAGTTTCTAACTAATGATAATCTAAATACTATGGGGGATACTAGCAGAGATTCAAGTTTAAATATAATAATAGGAGATAGTAATACTTCCAATATACTATCTTTTAGGATGCCCTCTATAGTTTATACTAGAAGATTAAACTATGATGAGCTTATAAACAGAGTCTATGATTTCAGAGTTAATACTAACTCAGGAATCCTACGACCGGATTACATTAAACTATCTTATATCTATGATAGGGCAGAGAACCTAGTAGAAGATAGACTAAACAATAATATACAGATAAGGAGTTGAGTAGATGAATTTAAGTGAACTAATGGTCGATACAAAGTCAGCATGGGTAGAGTATCCAGGTTATGATGGATTTGAAGTAGAGGTTGTAAACCTTTCTCGTCCAGAACTAACGGCTCTACGTAAGCGTTGTTTGATTACTAAGTATGACAAGACTACACGTAAGCCTGTTGAAGAATTAAATGAAGAGAAGTTCATTTCAGAGTTCACTAAGGCTACTATTAAAGGTTGGAAGGGATTCAAGTATAAGTTTCTACAGGATTTTGTACTTGTTGATCTCTCAAATGTAGATGCAGAAAAGGAACTACCATATACGCAGGATAACGCCAAGCTACTAGTTACAAACTCATCAGAGTTTGATACTTGGATTAATGATTGTGTTTTTGACTTGACGCGATTTCACGGAGGACCAAAGGGAACTAATGTGGAAGCGCCTGGAAAAGTGGCAGAATAACCTAGATGTAGGAATGACGAAGGAAAAGTACCTGGCCATGTGTGAACAGCTTGGCCAGGAACCTTCTGAGGCTAAATGTCCCCCGGATTATGAGGATTTCCCGCTACCACTTCAACAAGCTATAGAAGTATTTAATAGACTTGGGGATAGAGTTGTGCCTGATATAGGTTATATCGGAAAAAACCACGATATACTACCACTGTATATCGAGACACTAAAAATAGAAAACCTAGATATATTCTTAGAGGCCTTAGCTAGACTTGACGCTAGTATGATAAAGAGATCCGCAGATCAAATGAAAAAAGCTCGTGATTCTGTAAAGAAAGGTAAGTAATAATGGTATCTACTTGGACTAATGATAGAATTAAATTTTTAGAGGATAATTATTATTCTCAAGGAGCTGACTTCTGCGCCATATATTTACAGTGTTCAAAAGGCACAATATATTCCAAAGCTCAAAGACTAGGATTAAAATCTAGTAGAAGTAAGTTAAAAACGCACGAAGAGTACCTTAAAGAGTTAAGTAGCAATAATATACCTTACACTCCATTAGATAGGTACATAAATGCTTTAACTAAAATTCCTCACATGTGTAAAAATAACCATATATGGGATGTAACTCCAAGCAAATTGTTAAATGGTAAAGGCTGTCCTGAGTGCTCCGGAATGTTAAAAAAGACTACCGATACTTATATAGAAGCTTTACTAGAAAAAGATATAAATATAGCCCCCGCAGAAAAGTACATTAATGTTAAGACTCATATATTGCATGAGTGCCTAGACTGCGGGCATATTTGGAATGCTACACCTAATAAAATACTAATGGGTAGAGGTTGCCCCTCTTGCGCAGAATACGGATTCAATGCAGATAAACCAGCTATTTTATACTATATTAAAATAGTATCATACCATCAAGAAGTATACTATAAAATAGGAATCACAAATAGAACTATAAAAGATAGGTTTTTTAGGGATAGAGATAAAACTATAAAAATTTTATTACAAAAAGAATTTGAGCTAGGAACAGATGCTCGCTTAGAAGAGCAAAGTATTTTAAGTAAATACAAAGATAAACGAGTAACTGTTCCTGACTTCTTGAAAAGTGGAGGTAACACTGAACTCTTCGAAATAGATATTCTAGGGTTGGATCCTTAGGACAGAGCGGGATTCCGTTAAAAAGAAGTGAGATGGCAAACAACGCACAATTTGATATTCTAATTAATGCTGTAGGTGACTTAACCAAGGCAATAAAGGAAACAAAATCTTTAGGTAGTGCCGTAGATGGTGTTGCTAAAAGTCAGGATAAAGCAGCTAAAGCTGGTAAAACACATAATGATGTAATGAACGGCGGAGTAGCTAGTGCTAATAACGCTGGTCGCAGTATGTCAAAGCTAATGGAAACAGTGGGCGGCAATAATAGCGGACTAGTAGCAGCGTATGCAACGTTAGCAACTAATGCCTTCGCTGTTAGTGCCGCCTTTACTAGTTTAAAGTCAGCTTATCAAGCCCAACAGTTACTTGCAGGACTAGAAGCTCAAGGTGCAAGAACAGGTAAAACTTTAACTACGGTAGCAGAAAGTGTTAGAAAATTAAGTGGTGAAGCAATAAGTGCTGCTGATGCCATGAGATATACTGCACAAGCTTCCTCTGCTGGTATAGGTGGTAAAGATTTAGAAAGACTAACTAAAGTAGCTACAGCATCTGCCAGAGCTTTAGGTAGAGATGCTCCGGATTCTATTAACCGTCTAATTATGGCTGTTACTAAAGCAGAACCAGAATTAGTAGATGAATTAGGGTTAACTATAAAGCTAACCGAAGCTCAACAGATGTATGCTAGACAAACAGGTAAAACTGCCAGTAGCTTAAGTCAACTTGAAAAACAACAAGCATTAGTTAATGCTTGGGCTTCTCAAGGTGAAGCTAAGTTTGGCGCATTAGCAGAAAGTGTAGACCCTAATCCATATGACCAATTAGCTTCTTCTTTCACAAATTTAACTAATACTATATTAAACTTTGCAAATAATGTTGGTGTAGTATCTATGGTAAAAATACTTGGAAGTGATAAACTAGCTTTAACAGCAGCTTTACTATTTTTAGTTAATACCGTTAAAGGACAACTGCTACCAGTATTCGCAGAAGCAAGTAAAGCAGCTAAAAAACTGGCAGACGAAAGACTATCATCACTAGCTACTGAAAGAACTGAACAAGAAAAACTACAAAAAGATCTTGCTGCTAAACAAAAAGCCAGTACTAAATTAGTTAGTGGTCTAACTACTGCAGGTATTACACCACCAAAAGGATATAAAGACTGGGTAGCCTCATTAAATGATGGTACTAATAGTACAGAAAAATTTACTGCGGCACAAAAAAGTTTAAGATTATCAATATCTCAAAATCAATCACTAGCAGATAAAGCTGCAGAAGGTAACCTAAAAAACGGTAAAACTGAAAAAGATTATATAGAGATTAAAAAAGCTCATGAAAAAGAATTACTTAATATGCAAAAGTATTATACTAATTATGGGACTTTACAAAGTGAGATAGCTACAAGTACAGAAAAATTAGCAAAAATAGAACAAGAATCCTCTTTAGTGATGCAACAAGCTAAAGCTCAGGATGCTAGATCAGATGCTATATCTAGCTTATCAAAATTAGAACTAAAGAATTCCATAAATTCCTTAATAGTTAGTACAAAAGCTTATGCTCAAGCTTTACAAGAAGAAAGGATACTTAAAGTAGGAGAGACTGAGGCAACTTACGCTGCCTCCGCCGCTAATACTTTATTTGCAAGGTCACTTATTATTACTAAAGCAAGCTTATTTGGAGCAGTAACTGGGGTTAAAGCAATTGGTGCAGCTATTTTAGAATGGCTACCATACTTAGGACTTGCTGTTGTGGCTTGGGATTTATTAATGGGTGCAATAAGTATGCTAACTCCTGATTCTTGGAAAAAGCAAGCTGCTGCTTATGATACACTAACAGCAGTTGTATCTAGTACTATAGATAAACTTGAAGCTTTAAAGAAAATAGAAGAAAGTAACTCCTCAGTAGCTGATAAAGGAACAGCAGGGCTACTAAATCGTATAAATACTTTAGCTGAAATTACTATAGCCTATGATGAGTACAATAAAGCTATAGCTGACTCAACAAAAGAAGAAAGTAAGGGTGTGGGTACAATATTTAGCTTATCTGGTGCTGTAAAATCTCTATTTGATGGAACAGGGCTTCTTGTTTATGGTTGGGAAGTTTGGAAAAGAAGTATAAATGATACTGCTGGTATTGATGAGTTAGTTGGAAAAATATATGATATTGGACCAACTTCTTCAAAAGCAGAAACAGCTGCCGCTGCTATGTTATCTTCTATTCATAAGCAGCTTCCAAAGACTACAGAAGCTTTTATAGCTGCCAATGGCGGACTAAAAGGTATGTCAGATGAAGCTAGAAATGAGAAAGTAACAGAATTTCTTAAGAAAATTCAACCAATTGCTGAGAGTGCACAAAAACAAGTTCAAGAATTATCTGGTGCAATAACAACTCTTAATAACTCCTATAGCGACTTTATAAATAGCTTAAAAGTATCAACACCATATGATAAGTTAAGTGACTCATTAAGTAACGTATTAGGTATAACTAGTAAGTTAAGAACAGATTTAAAATCTGGGATTTTTAAGAAAGAAGATATAGCAAAAACTGTAGCAGATCTTAATGCAAGTATGGGTAGTATTGGTGATGGAATGCTAAGCACTACTACTAAGAAAGCTTATGATAATGTCACATTAATAGATAAAGCTATTCAAGAACTAAAAGTAAAACAAACTGGATTAAATAGTACTACTCTAGACTATATAAATATACAAAAAGAAATCGAGTCTCTAAATAAGAAGAAAGAGGGATCTTTAGTTACTTTTAGTACTTTAGCTGAGGCCGACCTAAAAACTTTATATAAAAGAGTATATCAAAGTAGATTAGATTCTATCTCTCAACAATCATCTTTAGCTCTTGCTCAAGCTAGGTTAGCTGTAACGGAGCGCCAAGGTTTATTAAGTAAAGAAGATATTGCTAGAGATATTGATGCTAAAAATCATATTATAAAACTACAGGCAGATATCCAAAATGCTCAAGTACAGTATCTAGAAGGTCTTCAGTTACAAAAGAAAGAGGACCTAGATAGAGCTATTAGACAAGCAGAAGAACTAACAAGACTCCAAGCTATGACGGAAGAAAATAGAAAGTCAATGCTACTCGCTGCAGAACAAGCCTTAGCTTTAGAAAAAGGTAGAGGTAGACTGGGGCAGGGAGGTCAAGGACCAGATTTTCAAGCTATTGAAACTTATCAAACTATAATAGATAAGTTAGAAAAAGCAAAAGATCCAGGCATTGCGGATAAAGCTACTCAAGATGTAGAAAAAGCAAAGCGAGACTACGAACTATTTACTGCACAAGTAAATGCACAAAAGAAAATGGTGGAAGCCATTAATTTAGGCGCAATTACTGCATCCGAAAAAACTGCACAAATGGCTAAAGGTGATTTGTCCATTCTTAAAGAAAGAGCCCAGTTAGAGGGGGCTAGAGATGATGCAATCCAGAAGAAACTAGAAAATGAAAGATTAATTCAAAATCTAGCTTCAAAGGGACTAACTATAGCTAAGAACGAGTTTCTTACTATAAAAGATACTTCGAAAAATAAAATTGATAGTGCAAATGAATCTTATGATTTCAAAGTAAAAGAGTTAGAAATTGACAAAACTTTAGCCGCTGCTCAAGGTAGAACTGAAGATGTAAAAATATATGAAGCAAGATTAAAGCTAATAAAGGAGGAACACTCAGTAACTTTAGAGAATTTAAACACCGAAGAAAGACTACAAATCTACGGAAAAATAGATCTTGATACTACAGAGAAAAAGTTAGCTTTACTAAAACAAGTGTTAGATGTTCAGATAGCCCTTGCAGATCAGCAAAAAACAATGTTAGATAAAGAACAAGAGCTTTATAGATTAAAAGTTGAAAATGCCGTTAATAAGCGTGGCGGAGTTCTTAGTGAAACAGCACAAAAAGCTGTAGAAGCTAAAGCAGCTCAAGAACAGTTAAATCTGGCAGAAAAGCAACTAGCACTAAGAAAGATAGGCATTAGTTTAGAGTATGATATTCTTGAAGCAAAAAGAGTATTATTACGCGAAGAACTAAAAGCTAAAAAAGCCGAAGCAGATAAATTAGCTGCAACAGCTAAAACTCCTCTTGAAAAGTCAGCTGCTGAAGATCTATCCAGAACTTTATCTTCTGCAATAGAGGGGGTAGGTGCTCAAAGTTATGAAGTACTAAAGAAGAGTGCTTTAAGAATTGCTGATATGGATGTAGACATACTTCGTGAAAGAGCTATAAAAGCTTATAATGAACTTAATGCAAAATTTGTCACCCCTAACTTATTTGATAAGATGAAGGAAGCACAGAATAATGCACAAATATTAAGAGAAGCTTTTATTGCAAGAAAAACACAACAAAATACTCCAGACCAAATAGCTCCTAAAGCTATAGTTGATAGACAAAAGGAACTAGCTGATGCAATAAATACTAATTTCCCAGTACTTATAGCACAGATAGATAAAGCAATAGCGCCTAAAACAGAGGCTACTTTAGCAGGTGTTTCAAATACTCCGTCTAAAAGAACTTTAGATTCTATGTTAAATCAAGGTAGTTATAATATTGACTATAAAGGGGAGTTTGGTAAGCGAGTTTCTGCCATGTTAAATGAGTATTTTGATATGACAAGTAGATCAAATCCAATATCTGTAGTTTCTGGTATACGTTCTACTAATAGACAGCAAGAGATATGGGATGCAGGACATTTTGATGAAAGTGGCAAAAGAGTAACTAGTGCAGGACGACCAATAGCTAAACCAGGTACAAGTCCTCATGAAAAAGAAAATGCCCTAGATATTCCAACAAATATATGGGATGATTTAATTAGTAAAGGTTTACTAAAGAAATTTGGATTAGGAACAGTATCAGGTGATCCTGGGCATATACAACTAGATAAGTCTGCAACTAATATTTTAGAAGCAGCACAAACTGGTGCTAAACCGCTATCAGTATCTGTTGTTAATACAGCAACTACTACTTCAGTACCTAATACTGCGGCAGCTACTACAGCAACACTTACAGCAACTGATACACCAGCATCTATAACTGCCGGAGCTTTAGATAGTTTAAGTACTGTAAAAACTGCTGATATGCCATCCACTGATATAGTAGGTGTGGCAGATACTGCAAAAGCAGGAGCTGAAAGTATAAAACTATCTTTCATTGAAAATCTTGCTGTAGCAAAAGAACAAGTGCAACCACTTCTAGAAGAACTTAAGAAGTTAGGTCCTGATGGAGAGCTAGCAGTATCTATTATAGATGGTGCTGATAGTATGATTGGAGCTTTTAGTACTTTCTTCGAATCTATTAAAGCCGGTGGCGTATCTATAGATAATGTAACTTCTTTAGCTTCTACAGCTATTTCAGCATTAACTGCTATAAATGATGCTAGTGCTAAATCTAAATCAGCGGCTATTGATAAAGAAATATCCGCAGAAGAGAAGCGTGATGGTAAGTCTGCAGCAAGTGTAGCTAAAATTGCTGCATTACAAAAAAAGAAAGAAGCAGAAGAAAGAAAAGCTTTCGAGAATAACAAAAAATTAAAAATGGCAGAAACAGTAATTAATACTGCCGCTGCTATTGCAAAAGCTCTTCCAAATATACCAATGGCTATTCTTGCTGGAGCCATGGGTGCTGCACAATTAGCTGTTATTGCTAGCGCTTCTTATTCTGGTTACACTGCTCCCCCAGCAGCTGTATCTACTCCATCTACTCTATCAGTAGGTAAACAAGGTGATACAGTGAACTTAGCTAAAGGACCAAATGCTAACGCAGGTGGAGAAGTAGGATATCTACGAGGCTCTTCTGGTACAGGCTCAAATGCTTCAAACTATCGCACAGTAGGCTCCGCCTATGGTGGCGATCTTATGAGGGGTTACGGAAACCGTGGATTCGTTGTTGGTGAGAAGGGGCCCGAGGTTATTACCCCAGATACTCCAATCTCAGTAACACCAGCTAACGATATTCAAGCATCAGCTCCAATCAATGCTAATATCTCAATACACGCTCTAGACTCACATGGTGTTCAAGATATTCTTGTGAGCCAGAAGGGTAATATCATTAAGATGCTTAGAGAAGCCGCTAATGCTTCGGGCAAGACATTCATGGAGGATGTAAACGTTAATGTTTATACTCGTCCATCTGTTGGGAAGTTATAATGGCTGTTTTTACAAGCTTTTCAGATCTTTTACCGGATCCGAATAATAAAATAAACAGTGCCGGAGCTAGTGATAGCTCCGGTACTGCCGGACCAGGTTTTGCTAAAATTAAGTTTGCTTCTAATAATCAAACTCAGATATCTAGAACAATAAGTGGGAGGGGAGTAGCCGCCTCTCCCAGTTATCATACCTGGGCTTTTGATATTACTTATAATCAAATGACTAGGGATGATTTTGATACTGTAGGAGCTTTTCTTGAAAGCCGTAGAGGAAGACTATACCCTTTCTACGTTATTCTACCACAACATGCTTCGCCTAAAGATAGTATTTTTTATAATTATATTATTGGAACTCCAATTGCACATACTATTAATACAGTATCGAGCGTGCCAGCAGGTATAAGTAAAATAGATATATTAGGTAAAGTAGTAGGTGGAACAAATGATCCGATATTAGGAAACCCTAGTCCAGGTGACTTTTTCACTATTAATGATCCAAATGACACAAACCATAAAAAAGCTTATAAGGTAATTAGGGTAGAAACGCCCACAACGTATCAAACAGCTGTAACTTCAGGAAAATTAAGGGTACACATACACCCACCACTTGCTAGAAGTGTATCTTCCGGGGCTGAACTTGTGTTCATCAATCCTAAATTCAGAGTAATTCAAAAAGGAGATACTTTAGAGTACGATCTTGATACAGATAATCTATATCAATTCTCCTTATCATTGGAAGAAATACAACCATGAGTATAACCGAAAGACCACTTGATTCTGCATTAAAAACAATGTTAGTAAATAATGAGCCATTTCAATATGCTCATCTCATTAAGTTTGAAAGACCCTCTAGACCAGATTCACTATCTGGTCTAGTGTCTACTGCATATCAGCGTTACACTTATCTAACAGATGCTAGTATAAATATTAACTTTGATGATGGTAGTTCTGATCTACAAGGTGTAGCAAATGGCACACAAACATACTTAGCAAATAAAGTTTTAAGTGTAGGCGCTATTCAAGAACAAACAAAAGCTACTACATCAAATACTAGTGTAGTGCTTGATGGTAATGCTCTTGGTGCAAATCTTATAACTAATGTAACTATCACTTCACCAAGTACTGGAGTATATGATCTTCAAGTGACTTCTACAGATGATTTTTTATCTGCAGGATTTAGAGAAGGAGATAAAGTAACAGTTGGTGGTTTAAAA